AAAAAGGTCGGCACCATCTCTGATGCCGACCTCTGCCATGGAGAGATTCTTAACTCTTAGCTTTGTGCCAATTTGGCGAAATAACTAAGTGTGTCTTCATCTCCGTCCGCTTCCTCATTATCCACATTTGTAACTGGAGCTGGAGTATCAGCTGGGGCTGGAGTAGGTGTCGGAGCATTGTTAACAACAGGCTCACGAACTTCATTCAACTCCGCCACGACCTTGTCTTGTAGCGTATCGGCAATTTCTTCTTCTCCAAGAACATCATAGAGCTTCTTCTTCAACTCTGCGTATGTCTTGTATTGTTCTGGATCAGTAAACTCCTTGAGAGCATGAACCTGATTGTATACCGCTTCAAGCTTTGCATCGTCACCATCAAACAATTGTGATGGAGCATCGAATTCAGACTTGTCATAGTTGCGATACCCTTCAACTTGACGAATCTTCAATTTGAAATTAGCACCACCCCAAAAATCAAAGGGGTTAACTGGTTGCTCATCTTCAAACTGAGGTTGCATCACGTCCATAATCTTATCAAAGATTTTCTTACCGTATTTGTAAAGGAATACCTTACCCTCATTCTGTGGATTTGCCGAATCGGAAATCACAAGAATGTTTGAAACGTGGTGAAGTCGACGCTTGCGTTGGCGAGCAACTTCCTTATCTGATTCGATACCACTGTTCCACAGTTGAGTATTCATTTCTGATACTGGATCCTGTTGACCGATAGAAGTCAAAGACTTCTCGATATACCACTTACCAGTTGGGCCCTTGAACCCGTGGTCCCAGTAACGTGCCCATGGCAAATCTTCACCATCGACGGTTGGAAGGAATCGGATCACGGCGTATCCATTTCCTGCTTTATCTACTGTTGGTGCCCACATGCGATCGTCACCGTAAGACTTCTTTTCAGAGGTAGACTCTGCAGCCTTAACTAGGTTAGCAATTGCTTGAGCACGCTTTTGTTTCATTTCTTGGAATGACATAGTATTATATTATTTGTATTAGTATTATTGTTGTATTGCAGTGTATTTAATTAATATAAGAGTATTATACCATAGACTCATCTTTTGTAAATGATAAAAGAAGAATATTTTTGATTTTTTCTCGGTTTATATTAACTAAGCTTTCTTTGTATTTCATCACCATCATTGCCTTTTCCTTCTTCATGTGAAGAGGATCATTCAATAGTGGTAATAAAGGGTTTATAAAATTGACGAGTTTGTCAATGATTGCTACGGTTTCAATGTTGATGTCACCTCTGTCAAGTCGATTTAATAATTCGTTTTGTCCTTCTCTACAGGTACACAATTCATTGAAACCGTAGTCTGAGAGTTTATTTATATCAGTCTTAAATCTATAAGTCAAAGATTCTAAACGAGATTGTCTTTCGTTATAACATCTTTCTTCCATATCACCAATCCATTTCTTTCCTTCAATGAAGTTAGCATGGTAGAAATCCTTTATTGAATCAATGTCGTGTTTCTTTGCTAATCGATGAAAGAAATATTTGTCTCTCCGTTTTTCAAAGGAGTTGATGCTTACATTCGTTTTGAAATTGTATGTATAGGCATTATATGTCTGACTAGTATAATGTAATCGAAGAGCATTGTATATCTGATAAGCCTGATATCCGTTCATTATTCATCATCTACTTCGAGTTCGTAACCTTCCTTCAAACCTGAGTAAAACATACCTTCGGCGCGCAAAGCTTCAATGGCACGTTCACTAAGTTCTTCAATGAGGTCATCATCTTTCACCTCTTCTCCCACACAATGCCGACGATCTTCGTCATAATAGTAAAATGTTTCTTCCCGTCCATTATTGTCTTCGCTTACAATAATGACATATTTCTTTCCATCGTATTCAATGGCTACATTCCAAAACAATTTGGTGTATGTTATACGTGCGTCTCTGAGTACTTTGATTTTTTTCATAATATTATTCGATAACATCGATTCCGTTTTCTTTCATTACTTCGGTAATATTCTTACCATTGATTTTAAATGCGATATAACAATAACTTGAGTTTCCAACTAGATCTCTACATGCTTTTGCTATCGTATTATAACGAACACCATCAACATAGTAACCATCTTCCTTTAGAGTTCCTTCCACGGGCTTAAATCGTTTCCATGTATCAATAGTTAATTCGGTTTCCCCAATCTTATCATAGAGTTCTCGCTCAAGCTTTGCCCAAGAATTTGATTGCCGCGCTTTCTTCACTTCTTTGATTTCTGTATAATTACCTAAATCAATTTCGTTCGATTCATACTTTAGACTATCAATAATATCTGTCACGGCATCGACAAGCGACAGATCTTCATCTAAGATCCATTCTCCTGCATAGGGTTGTCGAATGTGATGAATAAGTTTTTCTACATCACTCGCAACTGCTTCTTTGAATTCCCATGCCTTCACTACGACATAACCAAATGGCATAATCGTACTTGCATCGCGTTTGAGTTGTCCTTCTCTGATAGGTAGCTTATCTCGTGACTGTGTAATCCCCACCTTCTTTCGATTCTGAATATCTACTTCTTCTAGCGGATCGTACGGTTGACCAATATACAAAACGTGTTTCATATTAAAATAATTTCGCGGTATTTGTCTTAATGATGTTTCGACTCATTGCTTCTGCTTCTAACTTGGCTTTCAGCGGGCCAGTGATTAATCGAGTGATGTCTTGAGGATCAATCGATAGACCTTCACATACTTCACAGATAGCTTCAGCATAAGTCATTTGATCTTTATGAACCAATAATTCAACTTGATTTCTTAAATCTTCTTTTGTGATAGATGGTACAATGACCACTGCTTGTTTTTTCATAGAGTTCTTAATAATATAGTATCCTTGTTGATTCGACCATTCACTTTACCTCGCTTCGTTTTGAGAGCATCAATGGCTTTAGTAAACATCTTTTCTGTTTTATTTGCGATAATAGGTAATATATCATCTGGCTTGCGAATTGTCAATCCATAACTCTTGATCTCATCGAAGTTCTTTAATGATGTACCTTTGACTTCAATTTCTGAATCAGATTCATATACCGATAGTTTACGAGTCTTTGTATTGAAGACAAGCACCTTTCGAGAACCTGGTACAGTCAATGGAGATACAGAACTGACACCGTAGTCATCATCAGACTCCTTATATTGAAGCTTCTTCACTTGCATATCAGCAGTCTTCACCTTCTTCTTTCGCGGTTTACGAACCTTAGTATTTGCACCACGATATTTTTCGATCTGACTTGACATCTTATCAATCTCTTTAATCCTGTTCTTAATAGCAGGCTTGGATAAGAAAGACCACCCTTCAATGTCGAACTCGTTGTCTTTATCAATACAATTCTGAAGAGATGTACGAAGTTTGTTCAACCAGTTTTCAACTACACCCAATGCTCGTACGGGAATATCATCAGATTTGAACAGTGTGAGAAGATTCAATCCTTCCACCTTAGTTTCAGAACTTGACCATTCATCCAACATTGTATCAAGGTGGTAAATCACTTTATCATTCACCTTATTATTCATTCTATCCACAACAGAGAGTTTTGGCTCATTGGATTCTTCCGTGTCTGCTTTCACCTCAGCATGTTGCTTTGATATACGATCAATTTCATTTTTCACGAATTGAATATCATTATTGGCTTCGGTCATATTCACACCCTCATATTGTGCGCAATATTCTTCCCATCCTTCATGTGTCGAAGGCATACCCTTATTCAACATTCGAGCGAGCTTTGAAGCCGTGAAAGAGAAATACTTATGATTGGATTTCACTGCACGAACGATATCAGATTTATATCCTTGTGATTTTGCGAACTTCGCTACATCATTCATCAAATCCTTTGTCGTACAATAGTAGTTGTAGAATGATAGTGCGGTTGATCGCCGGCGGTGATAAGCAACTCCATCTAAGGACTTTGAATCATCCCATGAGGGTTCTTCTCCAGTGTATTTCGAGTCGTGTGCAACGACTCTATCATATCGATCAAATATTCTACTACTCTTCTTCATAATTAATATATTGGTCTGCTGTATAGCGGGTTAAGTGTTCAAACTCCTCACTGATATCATTCTCACTAGGAGCTATAGGTTCCAAAGCCACAAAATCACTATCGACCTTCTTTGGGGCCCTCTTCTTCTTACCCTTCTTGGCAAGTTTCTTGATTAAATTAATTCGTTGTTTTTCTGTCATAATATAGTTTTATATAGATTGTACGGTCGATGTCAATAACTATTTGTAGAATATGTGTTTACCTATCTTGGTTGTCTTCTTCATACTCGAAGCCCAATAAGGTGTTGTGATATAATCGGCATGGTAATGATCTGCGCCATTTGTGTAATTTGTGATATATCGAGAAGTTACAATCTTCATCGCCTTACTCCATCGAGGGTGCATTCGTGCCTTTGCGATATTACTGTTTATTGCCTTTCCGTTCCAACAAGAGAATTGCCAACGTTGAAGACAGACTTCGGCCTTTGACTTCTTTCGTTTGATTGATCGATTATGAATCACTTCATGTACCGCCTCCATCGCACCAAGAGAATATTCACCTCCAGCCTCAAGAATGAGAGTCGTGGCAATGATCTCTTCGTCAGTATGAAGAGCAAATGCCGT